CTTGTCCTAAAACTGAATCGGTAGCCGTAGAGGTTTCGGAAATTGAACCACCGAACTCTGCTTGTCCTGAAATTGAATCAGTAGCCGTAGCTGCTTCGGAAATTGAACCACCGAAAGCTGCCTGTCCTAAAATTGAATCGGTAGCCGTAGAGGTTTCGGAAATTGAACCACCGAAAACTGCCTGTCCTAAAATTGAATCGGTGGCCGTAGTTGCTTCGGAAATCGGGGCATTAAATATAGACGACGCTACGAAAATTGAATCAGTAGCCGTAGCTGCTTCGGAAATTAAACCACCAAACTCTGCTTGCCCTAAAATTGAATCGGTAGCAGTAGCTGTTTCGGAAATTGAACTACCGAAAACTGCTTGTCCTGAAATTGAATCGGTGGCCGTAGCAGCCTCAGACAGAGCAGCGTAGAAATCCGCAAAACTTATAACCGAATCGATAGCCGTAGCTGCTTCGGAAATTAAACCACCAAACTCTGCTAACCCTATAACCAAATCGGCAGCCGTAGCGGTTTCGGAAATCGGAGCATTAAATATAGACGGCGCTACAAAAATTGAATCGGTAGCCGTAGATGTTTCGGAAATTGAACCACTGAAAACTGCTTGTCCTAAACTTGAATCGACAGCCGTAGCTGCTTCGGAAATTGAACCACCGAAAACTGCTTGTCCTAAAATTAAATCGGTAGCCGTAACTGCTTCGGAAACTGAACCACCGAAAACTGCCTGTCCTAAAATTGAATCGGTGGCCGTAGTTGCTTCGGAAATCGAACCACCGAAAACTGCCTGTCCTAAAATTGAATCGGTGGCCGTAGTTGCTTCGGAAATTGAACCACCGAAAGCTGCTTGTCCTGAAATTGAATCGGTGGCCGTAGTTGCTTCGGAAATTGAACCACCGAAAGCTGCTTGTCCTGAAATTGAATCGACAGCCGTAACTGCTTCGGAAACTGAACCACCAAACCCTGCTCGTCCTAAAATTGAATCGACAGCCGTAGCTGCTTCGGAAACTGAACCACCGAAAACTGCCTGTCCTAAAATTGAATCGGTGGCCGTAGTTGCTTCGGAAATCGAACCACCGAAAACTGCTCGTCCTAGAATTGAATCGGTAGCCGTAGCTGTTTCGGAAATTGAACCACGGAAAACTGCTTGTCCTGAAATTGAATCAGTAGCCGTAGCTGTTTCGGAAATTAAACCACGAAAAACTGCTCGTCCTGAAATTGAATCGGTAGCCGTAGCTGCTTCTGAAATTGAACCACCAAAAGCTACTCGTCCTGAAATTGAATCGGCAGCCGTAGAGGTTTCAGAAATTGGGGCATTAAATATAGACGGCGCTACAAGAATTGAATCGGCAGCAATAGCTGTTTCTGAAATTGAACCACCAAAAGCTGCTTGGCTTAAGACTGAATCAGTAGCCGTAGCTGCTTCGGAAATTGAACCACCAAAAGCTGCTTGGCTTAAGACTGAATCAGTAGCCGTAGCTGCTTCGGAAATTGAAACACCAAAAGCTGCTAAACCTGTAACCGAATCGGCAGCCGTAGCTGTTTCGGACAGAGCAGCGTAGAAATCTGCAAAACTTATAACGGAATCCGTAGCTGTAGCGGTTTCAGATATTGCCGCCGCATATACAACACCGCCAAAACTCCACCCTGTATTGTTGCCGCCATCTACGTTGCCATTGGTTGTAAGTGCTTCCCACGTTGCCCCGCCAGTACCGTCTGACCTACTGATTGAGCAAAAAGAAACGGAGACAGTACCGCTTGCTTTGGACAATGTATGGCTTGCCGCCGTTACAGAGCCAATGGTTATCAGGTTTCCTGCTGTACCTGATAACGAAAACCCAGAGAGAAATGTGCTGGTTGTCCCCGCCGTAAACAAGATAGATGCTGGTTGGGTTGTGTTTGTGATGTCGCTAAATGTGTTTGAGCCTGTGATGGTTAAATCACCAGCACCACCTTGGTTAAGTGTGCAGTTAAACGTAGAGCCACCACCCACAAATGTCTTGGCGGTTGCGGCAGTCATGGAAATTACGCCTGTGCCTGTACCCGCTGTAGTGGTGAATCCTGTGGGGAAGGCGTTGTTGAATGCAGTTGTAGTTGCCCCTGATATAGCTAATGTCCCACCATTAAAAGTTAAATTCTTTGTGCCCGTGGCGGTTGAAAATGTTGTGCTTGTAAGCGTAAGCCCTGCTAAATTAAGTGTCCCATTAGTTAGTGTTGTTGCGCTATTTATACCAGCATCCGCAAGTGTTGTTGTTATTCCAGTAGTGGCAACGTTTAATATGTTAATTGTCTTCCCTGTGTATGTTAGCGTACCATCACCAACCATAGTAAAACTATTGCTTGTATAAGTGCCCCCGCTTGCTAAAGTAAAACCGTGACAAGAAGCACTAAAGAGGGCGGCTGTTGATGACCCGGTAAAATTAATTTGCCTATGTGTCCCAGAGAATGTGGGCGTAGATGCGCCTGAAGTTAAATTGATATTTAATCTGTTGGAAGTTGTTGCACCAGCCGTTCCACCAAAGTTAAATATCCTTGTAACAGACATTCCCGCAGTAATATTTGATGTCCCAGTAAAAGTAAAGTTTGTGGCAGTTGCCATTGACAATACTGTTGTGGCGGCTGTTGTTGTTGTTGGAACAATTGAACCTGTTGTGCCAAACGCTATTGCCCTAGTGTTTGAGTTGTTTGAAACAAATACCCCTGTGCTTAGCGTCAGGTTATTCAGGTCTAACGTGCCTTGCGTTAGTGTTGTCGTCTGTGTCGAGCTTAGTGTTAAATTATTTGTAACAAGTTGAATGCCTCCACTTGGAGAATCTACTGTTATTGATTGTGGAAAAGTTTTTCCAGCCGAATTAATTGTTTTTATTGAGCGATTTGCAAATACGAGTACCGTGGCTACGGCTCCAGTTGGCGTTACACCAGAACCATAAATAAAATCTCCAAAAAAATTCGATCCAACATTAACAAACTGACAGGTTACCGCATTAGTACGTGCTGAAAAATCTACTGTCCCAATGTTGAAAACACTACCAAGGAAAATTGTTTGGCCTACGTTTAACCCCGTGTTTAGAATAATTGCTGTATCTTGGGCTAAGGGAAAATTATTAACAGAAACAGCGCCGCCCGCACTCAATGCCCAAGCCGTAGACTGCCAACTTCCTCCTCCCACTAAGTTCCAATAAACAGTTTTGCCAGCGTCAAAAGTAATGTTGCTATTACCACCACAGTCACCTAAACGGGTACCAGATAACGTACCATGCGCCCCTGCTATTGTAATATCACTAAAATCGACATCGGACATAGCCGCAATAGATGCACAAGTTAATGTGCGAGGCGTTCCTCTAGCGTAAGTGTCATTACCCGAGCCACTTGCAATTGTAATTCGAATTACAGGAGAAGTAGTGTTAACTGCAAATACTCCATTTATTGTTTGATCACCAGAAAAAAATACTGTATCAGAACTACTCGAGCCACTTCTAGTTATTGTCAAATTGTTAAAAGTGTTTGTGCCCGTAATTGTAAAATCTGAAAATGTACTTAAAAACCCAACATTATAAAAAGTAAGCCCACCAGTAACACGTAAATCGTGATTGCTTCCAAAACTGATAGTTGAGTTGCCCGCAATAAATGTTAAACCTGTTGAAGATAGCGTTGTATTTTGTCCTAACCCCCCAAGCGTAATGGTTGAATTACGAAAATTTATTGTTTTTGTGCCAGCGGGTGTGTTTAAACTACCAGCAGTAACAGAATAATTACTTGCTGATGTATCAAAAGTACCGTTAGTAACTGCTAATGTGTTAGTGAAGCAACTAAGAGAAGAGCCAAGTGTCCACTCTCCACCAACACCATTAAATGTAACATTCGCGCCAAAAGAAACCCCATTGGCTGTTACAGTTTTTCCTGTTGTCGTAGCATTAAATGTGGTTGTGCCTGTATATGTACGGGTAAAGTTTGTAGCTTGAAAAGTAAGACTACCTGATACTGTCAATGCAATGCTTGTACCCGCAAGCGTCATCGTTCCATCAAGACCTGACGCTAAAAAGTCTCTACAGACCCTTGGCGAATTTGCCATAGTGACTGTAAATGGATCAGTTCCTACGTTTGAATTGACATCAAAAAATACGTTATCCGCCGCAGTAGGGACAGACGCACCAGTAGCCCCGCCAGAAGATGCAGACCAGTTAGCAGTGTTGGTGCTACTCCAAGAACCTGTACCACCTACCCAATAGCGGTCAGCCATTTTTTACTCCGCAATAAGAATTTCTTCAACAGGGGGTGCAGTTATCACGGCAATCCAGTTATCAAACCGTTGCTGTTTCATGGCTTCAATCTGCTCATCAGACAATCCATGATCGTCAGGCAAATGCAGGGCATCTGAAAATGTACCGTGTTGGCTGGGAAAAGAAAAGTCAATTTTCATGAACAGCGCACTCCAAAATAAAAAGGCTGGCCAACGCAATGTAGCGCCAGCCAGCCGCGTAACCAAAAAACAGTTTAAGCTGCTACTAACTGCGCCTCATTAAACCAGCGCTGTTGAGTATTGCCATCAGCATCCGTCCACTCTACTAGATAAGAAAAATTGCCGTCCTCATCCATGCGTAAAGCCTGTACGGGGCCTTCTGGAATAATTCCAACAAGTTTGACGCTATCGCCTTTTTTAAATGTTGTTGCCATGTTGATCCCCTAATTAAGTTGCAGTCAAGCTGAATGTGTAGGTCACGTTCAATGTGTCACCAGACACAACCGAACGGTCGCCGGGAGAAGTAAAATCAGACGCGGAAAACAAAGTACCCGTAGAGCCTGACTTTGTGCTGTTGCTTACCAAGAATGCGCCGCCAACAGTTTGGGTTGCGTTAATCGTAAATGAAGCAGGGGAGGCAGAATTTGTTGCCACAGAAGGATTAGCGGTTGTTGGAGTGCCAAATGTTGCTGCTGGGCGAGTTGCATTGCTGTACGGAACAACCTCCGTCCATCCTGCGTGGGACGACATTGTGTCACCAGCCGCAGGCGTGTTAGAAGCGCCAGCACCATACAAACCAATGAACCAAGCTGCGGTATAGGCGCTGCCCGTAAAATACTTTGCATTCATGTCTTGCAGACCAACGTTTACAACCAAGTTAGGAATTACATCTTCCCATTTTAATTTGCCGTCTTTGTCTAGGCACTGAAGGGTAAAGTAGCCTTTTGCGGCTGCTCCGTCCTCTAGGCTCTTGGCCGTGGCTAAGGCCGCCGCTACTAAGTCGCGAGACTGTGCTTGTTCATTAAACATTTGAAACTCCTTGAATAAAACTGCTTGACGCAGTGATTTTGAACATGATAGTGGAAAAACCATTTAACATCAAACAATCCTAATTACCGCCGTTCCGGGGTTGTTCGCAGGCAATTGGATTTGGAAACCTTGGTTCAACATTGTCTGGTTAGATCCAAAATTAAACACACCAATGGAACGATTTGCCTTGCTCGAATTGTAGATTAAAGCTCCCCGTGTGGCAAAGCTCACCGAAGCCCATTGAGGGTTGTCAAAACTGGCATATCCCGTGCCTTGGCCCCCCTGAACTACTACATTTAACAGTATTTCGCCGCCCGCTGTATACCCCGCGCTTGATACTTCATTGGTAGCGCTGTACACCGTTGTTTCTGGGCCTAGTGTGGCATCTTCCGTATACAGCGCAATCTTAAGCACGTCGGTATCTAGGTCATGCACCCCAAGAAGCAGCTCTTGTTTAAAACTGGTTGTCAAGCCCGCTGTGAACATTACATTACCCTATTCTTGACTTGGCCATCGCGGTATGCGTCGCCACGTTGCTTGCCATCACCCAAGTTCTTCAGCAATGCCAATGCTTCTTTGTATTTGGTTTCGTAGACTCCCATCAAATCAGCCTCACCCTTCATAAAGGTGTACGCCTCTACCAAAGAACCATACAACAGCACAGAATCAAAGTTGTCGCTCAGCCACGTGTTGTCTGCGGTAACAATTGATTCTGGGTAATAGTAGTAGTGCAACTCCACGGCATAAGAAGCGTTTGGCATTGGCCCGACAATAATGGACAGTTCGGTATCTAAGTTAGTTACAGGGCCAAATATTGCATAGTATTTTGGAACCCCAGTAGAACTGGGCGCGGGATACACTTCACGAATAAAGTTGACATCCTTGTTCAACAAAGCAATGTAGTTACCGCTGCCATCCACTACTGAGATTTCATACACAGAAAGAAAATCGTTTGGGGTCGACAAATATTTATTGCCGGAAGTAAAGTTTCCAATTACGTTTTTACGCAAGTTGGCCAACTGCACTGTGTTGTAAATACGTTGTTCTGCTTGCCGCACAAATGTGGAAAGCTCCGTATCCGTAAACGTGTTTTCGGTGTAAGTCTCAATTGCAGCAACAAGTTCATCGTAAGTCATGTGATCACCGTTTGCACTGAAGACAGCATACCTGCCGCTGTCAATTGTTTAGCCGGAGGCATAGGGAGCATTCCTATACTTGAAAACGAAGTATCTGAGGTTTCCCCCACATAGATCGTCACCCCCATTGTGGCCTCTGGGCGCGGTTGCTGCAACGCTTGGGGTTCTGTAAGGTGGCGCTTTGGCTCCAGTTGTGGGTGCTTGGGCTCATAGCATTCTAAGCAAACCTTAAATCCCTTCCAATCCTTAATCAACGCAAGCAGCTTGAACCGTTGACCACACTGGTCACAAAGTGCAATTGCAAACTTGCCTGAAGCGTAACCCATGATTACCCACCCGAATAGGTTGGTGTCAGGAACACACTGGCGGTGTCACGATCTTCCGCCGCTGCCCGGGCAAATTCTTCTTCGTACAACTGTTTTAAGACAATCATGCGGTCCGGGGCTTTCTTGACCGACAGATGAAAGGCTAAAGCAGCCACCAAACAAGGCAGGAACCGGAAAACAATGTCGGCAGTATTGGTGTATGCCCCTGCATTCTCAATACGCCTGATGGCGTAGTACACAAACGTCCACGTCTGCGTAGCATCTGGGGAAGGGTACAGGTACACCGTGGTCGGAACAGAGCGCTGTACATAGTATTGAGCAGGTCTGGACTGGGTATTTTTGTTGGGGATGTGCAGCCATTCCGCGCGGCTGATGCGGTCAATGGTGATGTCCTGCTGGTTTGACTGACCAGCATTTGTACGAATTACCGCAGACAACGCATTAATTGTGTCGTCTGGCAGGTTGTATTCATACGTTCCCGCAGTCAGCACTTGCTGACGCTGCTCAATTGTCCAAAGATTTAATCCACGATTGGCCCACTCAGCAAAAATGAGGTTGAGCGACCGAATGGCCGTTCTCATGTCGTAGCCATCCCTGACCTCTAAGCCGCAGCGTTCATACGCCTCGGCAATTAGATCATCAAACTGAAGATCAAAGTCGGCTACGCCTGAAGTGGCCATGGATTAGCAAATTTTAGCTGTACGAGCACGCGCAGCACCAACGCCACGCACTTGAACACGGCCACCTTCGGAGTAACCGCCTTTAGCCATAGCAGAATCTTTCATCATTTTGCCATCAGGCATTTTATGCATTGCACTTTTTTTCTTTGCGCTTTTTTTCATTGCGCCTCCCTTACCCATCATTTTTGAATTCATCATTTCAATTACTCCTTGTACAAGTTGTTAAAAGTCGTCTCTGGAAATACATTACTTGCCCACTTGAATAAGCTGATCAATTTTTGCCTCAAGGCGGTTAAAGCGCTGGTCAATGTGGTCCGTAATTCGTTGCACTTCTGAGTTAGTAACGTAATCCCGCGCAATCTCCTCGCGTGTTTTGTTCAACAAAATGTCAATGCGTTTTAATTCATCGAATTTTTCACGGATGAAGAACCACAGTCCGCCAACAGCAGCAGATAAAACGCCTGACCAAATTAAATTAATATCCATCAGCACTTCCACCTTGCTAAAGCAGCCGCCTTGCGGGTTGGCTTGCCTTTTTCATCCTTCATTGGCCCCGGCATACCGGACATGCGAGCGCAGAACGAATCTTTGCGCTTGCCGCCTTGTGGCTGTGGAGCTTTCAAGTTGCTTCCTGTTGCTGCGTTGTACTTGGCACGGCCTTTGGCCGTCAACCCCGCCCCCTTGGAGACGGGCAATTTCTCGCCGCGTCCCACCGAAAGAGAGGGCGATTTTTTTGCCATTTCAGTACATCTTGCAAGGCTTGTTGCGGGCCATGCCCACGCCGCGAGGAGAGAATGAGCTGGAGGGCTTAGGGCCGCTCTTGCGGGCAACCTGTTTAGGTCCGCCCTTGCTCATGTCCTGCTTGTTGGCACCAGCTTGAACTTCGCCTTGGTACTGATCAGTTGCCATTTTTGCTGCACGTCCCATGATGGACTCCTTATCCGTAGAAGAACGTAACGGAAGTCACGTTTGTGAGGGTTAAATAGGGGTCGGCTTCAAACCGTACGCCATCATTTGGAATGATGACATACATGTTGCCTGTAGCCGAGCTTACGGGGGTATCAAACTTAAGAAGTTCTGTACCGCCCGAGCCGCCATCCTTGAAAGATATTGAACCCGCAGTGGCCGATAATAGGGCATATACCCCTTTGATACGGGCACGGGGCACACCAATACCGGTTGCACCGGTACTGGTCATCGTTTTTGCTTTTACGTCAAATTGAAAGCCCATGATGAGCTCCTATTAGGTGGTGGCAAACGGTGTAGCAACAGTTCCGGAACCCAAGATTACACCTGTGACCATGTACTTGTTGGCAGCAATTGCAAAAATCTCAATCCAAGTGCCTGCAACGCC